TATACTTCCAATTAAAATACATAAGACATGCTATTATAAATAATTTAATATCACTCTTTACAACAACATCTACATTAGGGGGACAATCTATGCTTTTAATTTCTGTATATCTCACGGACACCTCTTCATCAGTTCCATCATTTGATTATAATACAACAACCTAAACTCAAAGTCTTCAGCAGTCAGTGCTGCACGCCTCAAGTTCTCTATCCTACGCCAGAACAATTCGTCGGTCATAGGTAATGCAGTATACTCATACAAATCTGGTCTAACTATTGCTAACATACTAATACCTATATGATTCTGCAAGTTCATGCACCATGTCAACAATCTGGTTTAGTTCTACATGAACAACCTTCTCATTAGCATTTAATAGTTCTCTAACTTCTCTAATAAAATCTTCTTTGCTTTCCATCAATCCTCCTCTGTAACATTGATAACTAATTCTATATTTCTACTAGCATACTCACCATTGACTGTTTCATGCCAATCTTCTAGCAATCGTACTAGCTTTTTCAAATCAATAGAATCACCATCAATAGTGCCTATAATAACATTCTTCTTTTCTTTACCTTTGACCCATTTAGTGCCAATATTATTAACAACATATTTATCTACATGCATAACTTTCTCCTTTTCTTTGCCGAAGGGAACTAGCTCGGCTACTAGAGAACAAATGAATAAACAATGAAATTGCTCTAAAACCTATATAGTCCCATTCTATTTTATAGTCAAGACTTATTTTCTAATTCTTTAATTTCCTCAAACGAAGTTTCAATACTATACTGCTTCTTCAAATCCTGAATCTTCTGCTCTACCTCATCTCTTGACATCGAGTCGATTGTACCTGTAAGAATTTCTTTCTTATCAACATACAACCCAGCTATCTGACCACGCCTGGTCTCCGCAGCTACGGCAGCGTTCCAATTCCCTGACTCGCTGGCTTTATCCCTAATTCTTGCCAATGTAGATAACGATCTTTCCTGAGTACACTTATACCTTTCAGCAATAGCTCTTCTCTCTGATTCAATAGCACCTGCAACCAAAGGATATTTCTCAGGGTGTTGTAGCTCAGAAGCACGCACAACTGCAGAACCAGCTGCAAACCCAGCCTCAATCGCACACTGCCTGGCAGTCTTCAAACCTTCAGAATGGACAAGCAACAATATAAACTTACGTTGTTTGCCAGTTATCTTTGGGTGAAACAGGTCATCTGAAAATGCCTGTGGTATTACTATATCTTTGTTTTCTTCTTCCATAATGCACCTGTTCAATAGATGTTTCTTCCCAGAAACTATACAATATTTCATCATCTCATGCAATGCGAGTTATGTTTGTAAATATAAAAAAGGTAACTTCTATAAATGTGTAAGTTACCTCTAAGTTACCTTTATTTGGTAGCTGATAAGGGTTGTAACTTGGTAACTTGGTAACTTGTGTTCTAGCGTAGAAGAGAGTGTTACTCTATCTGGGTAAAAACATCTATAGAAAGGGGTGTTTATGCAAAAAACTTAGGATCTTCACGCACTACACGCAGTGCTTTATACAACGCATCCTTACCTTCAGTAACAATTTGCTCCCATTCTGATGGAGTATATGTCCTGTCATGCTTTGGATCGAAGAATTTTATGTGGTAGTTTTCGCAACTATCGCACTTAAATATTTTTCTTACTGGGCTGTCTGGAAGTGTGATGTACATAGCGTTTGATCCTTTGTAATGGAAATAATATTACATTCTTTGGTAACTTCTTCTTAAAATAAATAGAATCCATAACTTTGATGGATTTAACTCGTTCGTATTGACTGGTCCGTGTTGCGAGAAGCGTGTCTAGTAGTTCTCGCTGCTTTAAAATCTCTTGATCACTCATAAGCATCTTTCAAACCCCCGTATGACCATCGGAGTCTTAACAGGGGCTTTATGAAAAAAATTTCTACTAAATATAGTATATTATTGCGTTTTACGCAACTAAAAGGGTGGTTCTTGTCCCTTTTTAACTTCTACAACAGGCTTACTCTCCCGAAATCGTGTAGTTTTTGAATGATTCGGGGTCCAAGGGCGGTCCATAGTAGATCGCGAGGGAATCTTCAACGCCCTCTGTCCACGTTTGGTGGTAATACTTAGTTTCATCGAGTTCCCCTTGTGAGTGACAAACCGTACACTGCTCAATGTTGATCTCTGCTTCGAATGATAATTTGATAAACCCATTCCCTTTACAATGACTGCATATAATCATAACGCCTCCATAATATGTTTCTAATCTTTTCCCAACGCATACGGACAAACATCTCTTTGCCGTTCCGTGGTTCGCGTACCGCTATCTTAGACAATCTAGCATATTCTTTCAATAGCCGAGTTCTAAGAGGATTTTTCTTAGCCATGATTCTTCCTTTCTCATTTCCATGTACATCCAAATACAATATTCCGTGCTGTATATTCTATTCTTCGTACAATCATTTACATATAAACGAAAGGGCGAGTGCGAGGTCCATAACCACACACACGCCACAATCGTGACACAAACTATTAAGGTCTTAGAAAGTTGTAACATCGAATACAGAACCAGGTATAGACCTTTCCGTCTAAATACATTCCCATCATATTATCCGTGAGATACTCTTTATCACACTCTTTGCAACACTTCTTCTCATACTTCCAATCAGCTTTAAATGGTCGGTATGATTTAAACTTAGGCATAATGGTTTCTGTTTTCACTGTACGTTTCCTCTTGATCCTATGTCATTTTCTCGGTGATAAGTATCAATAACAGTATATAACATCCCTTTCCAATGAAGCAATGCCAAAAAATAATTCTCTAGGTTCATACTTTTCTTTTTCATCCATAACCACATTATAGACATGTTTATCACTAATTTTATTTTCTAGATCCTTACAACGTTTAGAAAACTCTTCTAAAAGTTCTCTTTCTGTCATGTCCAAATCAAGTTTTATGATCATTTCTGTCATGCTGCTAACTTTCTTTTCTTTGCTTCTTGTTTTACTAAATACGTTATTTGCATACCTGCGGACCTATCGTCGGCGGCGGCTATCTTCTTCAATAATTTATATGTGTCAATCGCGACTGCCACACTTTTAAACTTCTTGATGTTCATCCTGTCTCCTTTAGTTGATGTGGTAACTTTGATAAATGTTCCTGCATTTCAACGTCACCAAAATCAAAAGCAGGTTGTTCGGGTTCGTGAGCCGCGATCGGACAAAACTTCCTACCTGCATTGCGAGCCAAGTCATTCCAATCTTTCGCAAAACCCATATACAGTTCGGCCATGGCATCATCACCAAGTCTCTTCGCATCACGCGCATTTTGTATATACGCTTTTGCTTGCGTCAAACGTATCCCAAGACGAAGTCCTTCTTTGAACGTCATCTCATATTCTTTTTTTAGTTTCATTTCTTTCTCCTTTTTCATTCATTAGTTTAAGAACCATATTACCATATTTATTCTCAATAAATTTAAACACATCTTTTTTATTAAATACAATCGTACTTCTTTCTCTTTTACCTAATTTAATGTGTGGTAACTCACTTAATCTATTTGATACGGTACCAATGTGAACACCAAGTATGCTTGCTAATTCTTTTCTACCTATATAACCAGGTGGTATAGCACCATTTGCTTTATCTATAAAAATATTATTTTTTTTTCTATAGCGCCAATATACACCAATGATAGAATTTTTTGTTGTATTGAGTTCTTTTGCTATCATTGAAAATGATAATCTATCTACATCATATAACTTTTTTATTTTTTTTATTTGATCCTCGGACCAAAATCTTCTACGTTTCATTTCTTTTTCCTTTCTTTAAGTGAGTAGGGGGATTCTTTGACTACCCCCAACCTTTTCGCGACAAGTCAAACTGTCCTAGCTTAACTACTACTTCAGTACCAACCCTCACACCCTCAGTCATGCGACCATACCTTGTGAAGACTGTGCCTTACTACCTTGTTACAGTTATTCGGCCATACTCCGAGAATGTTGCACCATTCTCATTTAATTGTTTATTTAATCTAATTTAATGGGAGTGTCAACTATTATTAATAACAAACATATTAGATTCCAAACACCATGTTTCAACGTATACAGGATTGATTCCTTGTTCTGCGGCAGCATTATACAAACCATTTTCTATATCAATGCGTCTTGATTCACATTTAGGTTCATCAAACCACAGTTCAGCCGTATGTTTAACGGAAGGCATGCCAGGCATGGAAATCATCGAAATTAATAACCAAATCTTAATCACCTGCATCGCCCCAGTTGTCACCGCATTCAACGTCGACTTTACTTGGGACGGCTAGTTCAACACAGTTTTCCATAATGTCTTTGATCTTAGCCTTATCTGCATCGCTTGCAACAGAAAAGTCAAGTTCATCATGTACTTGTATGTGCGCCAGGTAGCCTTCTTTGGCTAATTCTAGCATGGCTTTCTTCGTTTGATCAGCCGCAGAGCCTTGTATCAATCTATTTAAAGCTTTGTATGTCCAGGCACGTTTAATCATATGTTCGCCATATTCTCTTTGTGCTTGGTCCAAGGGCAGTGCTTTCTTACCCCATTCATTCGTAGGTTCCCACAAGTCAAACCGACAACGTCTGCCTTCATGTGTAAATAGATAACCCTTCTTACCAGCCTTGTTCATTGTATCATTCATCAATTGCTTAACAAAAGGTACACGATCATTGTAGGCTGCCAAAAGATCACTCGCTGTCTCTTGATCAACACCGAGCTGTGACATCAGCTTACCTTTACCCATACCATAAAACAAACCAAGGTTAATTGTCTTTGCTTGTTTACGAGGGATGTCAGCCATCTCCGATACCATGGTATGAAAGTCCGTTGTCTCATCTTCATTGTATGAATCAACAAACTTATCTGCACCTGTAAAATGACGTAGGCTTGCGTAGTGAACCACGAGCCGTGGTTCTTGTTGCGAGTAATCAAAAATACCCCATTCACAATTCTTTTCAGGTATAAATATACTTCTGATCAGTGGGCCGAGAATCCCGTGCCGTGCTGGTATTTGCTGTAAGTTCGGATTACTATAACTGAACCTACCTGTTACTGTTCCTCCTTGGTCGGAACGCATTTGGTGGATCTCAGCATGTATCCTGCCTCGGTACGAATGCTTGGTGATACTCTCAATGAACGTGGTTCTCGCTTTGTTAATCTCACGACACTCCACAACCATTTTAGCGAGAGGGGAATCATGTGTCGACAAAAAGTTCTTGTCAAACTTTGGTTGTCCTGTTGGAGTACGATCATACGGCAGTGAAAGTTTATCAAACGCCGTTGCCACACTGGTGGCAGCCCAGACTTCGACGTCCACTCCAGAAAGTTTTTTAATGGATCTGAGTAATTTGTTTTCTTGTTCTTGTAAGTCATTCTTAATTGTCTCCGCTTTGTCTAAATCAACTCTAACACCTTTTTGTTTCATCTTAAATAAAACAGGAAACAAATCAGTTTCTAATTCAAATATATTTATTAAGTTTTGTTCTTGTATCTTTAAACGTAAGTGATGCCATAAGCGTAGCGTTACAGCGGCATCCTGTTCTGCGTATTCTCCAACATGTGAGGCGGGAAGCTTCCACATTTCACCTTTCGGATCTAGGCCCCACATCTTTGCAGCTTCGTAGAGTTGGGCTTGCGATTTTGACTCTTGTAGATAATCTTTTGCTAATGAGTTTAAATCAAATCTGAACCTATTCTCATCCACGAGTGGTGCTGCAATTAGAGTGTCTATTATTTTTCCCTTGATGTCAATATCCATTGTCGTTAACCAACCAACATCATAGAACGCATTATGAAATATATAGTTGACAGACTCGTATGAACACTGCTTACGAAGCCAGCGTGTAACTAACTCTTTATCCATATTGGGCGGTGTTTCGTGAGCAATGGGATAGTATGCTTGCCACCCGTCTACTGCTACAGCAATACCGACTACTTCGCCGTTCTTACGTATGTATCCTGGTCCTGTATCTTTAATACCAGGATCGCGTGTCTCTAAATCAATAGCTATCTCGTCATAACCAGATAGATCAGGGAATGTATCAGGCATAACCCATTCACTAGGCATGCGGTGTACTTTGGGAAACCAATTAGGTTGATCTTTCACGTTTCTTCCTTCTTCTTTTCATTCCTTCATAAATCTTTTTCCAGTCTTTACCAACACCTAACTTCACAAGATGCTTCGCAGCCTGCTTATTTAGTTTATCTATAAAGTCTTCAACTTGCTTGTCGTTCATAAAAAAATATAGGTTCGTATTCGTACTGTCCTTCCGTCCGATGAACAATATGTAATTCTTTCTTCGCTCTTGTTGCACCTACATAAAACACTCTGGCTTCATCATCTTTGCCCTGTTGTGTTTCTGTTGATGACTTGTAAGGACCATAAGATAAATCAGTTATTAACATAACATTATCTCTCTCCCCACCTTTACTTGCGTGTATGGTAGATACTTCGATACGTGGTACTGCATCTAATTTATTTCCTGAACGCATAATAGAACGTAGGTATGGTATTCTTTTACGCAAACCTTTTCCATTTAACATATCGTACCAGGTTATATCTCTAACACTTGCTGTTCTTGTACTTGATAGTTTTACTTCTTCACGCAGACCATAATCTTTTATTAATGTTTCTAAGTTATATGAACCTTCGTGTTGTCCTTTAAAGACACCGTAGTTTCTTTTAATACGTGTGCTATCCATGTGATGATATAAAACATCACAATCAACACCTGATACTTCTTCACCTCGTTGTAACTTGGTCCATGCTCTAATAGCTTCAATATATTTAAAACTAATAACAGATGATCCGTAGCGTTTATACAACCAACCATATGCTTCTAAAGATTCAGAAACTTGCTTCACAATCTCATGTGTTCGACATAAAATAAGCCACTCACCTTCTACCAATCCTTTGTTTAAAGGTCTGATATTTAAGACTTTTCTGACTCCTTCTTCATCTCTAGGTCTGTATTCTTTTGGTATTCTTTGCGATATAGACTGTGCTAATTTTGTGGCAATATTGTGCACACTCACAGGTATACGATACGATTGTGTAAGAGGAATGATCGTGTTGTTATCATCATTAGCCATGGCTATAAAATGTTCAATGTCTGCACCTGCCCAACGAAAGATAGCTTGATCATCATCCCCAGCTACATATGTTTCTATTGCACCAGATTCTCTTTGTAGCATGTCAACCACTTGCCATTGCTGCGCAGATAGATCCTGTGCTTCATCAATAAATAAATATTTTAACTGTGGTGCGTTTTTATTTTTTATAAAGTTTATAAAGTAATCAACGTACTCATACTTATCTCTGTCTTCTTTAAACTTACGCAAGTCTAAATCCATTTGCTCTATCATGTTCCGTGCGCCGTAGTTGTTGAGTGTTGTTTCTCTAAATATTTTAGGCAACCTATCTTCATCATCAGGATACTTTGCGTATGCTAAATTAATAATGTCTTGATACTCACTCTTCGCTGTCGGCATAGCAATATCTACACCATTACCTTTACGCATCTTGTTTACATATTCATGTCCTGTCATGCGTGATAGTTCTGCATAATCATTATCATCCATGATCTGTGCCTGCTGTAACTGCAATCGTCTGTACGCTAAACTATGTAACGTAGAGAAGTACGGAAACATAATCTTTACTTGTTCCTTGCTCATGTTTTCATTTGACATAACTCTGTCTCTAATTTCTTCAGCAGCTTTTACCGTAAAACTAAAGTAACCAATCTGTTGAGATGTACATGCACCAGACTTTAATAATTCTTGTACTTTGTTTTTTAAATAAGTTGTCTTGCCTGTGCCAGGAGGACCTATAACGATATTTCTATGCATTAGTATGCCTCCTCTTCACTAAAGTCTTTCTTACTAAGTCTATACTCAGACTCTGATACAGTTGTTGGTATCTTCCAACAGTGCTCAACGTTGCTGTTAACTTTTAACTTAGCTGTTGTACCTTTAAACTCTTCAAACATTTTATACTGCTCTGAATCAGATGCTTTCGTAAATCTTTTTGTTTTTAAAAAGTCTCTAAATGCTTGAGGTTTAAAGAAATAATTATCTTTTAATTCAAAGACCATACCTTGCAGTACGTCTTGTCTATCCTTTGCCCCTCTGTTGTTCTCTATAAATATTTGTAACTGATTTAAGAATTGACCCTT